ATAAGAGTGGAGCCGAGAAGCATCAGGGCGACCGCACAATCAGTGTGACTCAGACCGTGGTTGAGATCCGTTACCCTCGCAGCGGACGCTTTCCCGTTGCAGAGGATCGGGTGCTATATCGTGAGACGAATGGCCGCACTCGACGGCTCAACATCAAAGAAGTGAGTGAACGCGATGGCGTGCAGCGAGCTTTGCACCTTCAGTGCGTGGAGGATGATGACTGATGGCTGAGCGTACAAGCGTAGTATTTTCACATCACTTCGATGACAAAGAAGCACAGGCGTTCTTTAAGACGTTTGGCAAGAAATATATGAAAAAGATCTACCGGAAAGCGTTGCGAAAGATCGCGTACCAAATACGCGACAAGGCAAGAACGCTTGCCCCTGAAGATACGAGCGCAATGGTCGAGAGCATGGTGATCCGTAAGCCGGTTGACGTGAAGATGAAGCGCGGTGATATGGCGCTGGGCGTTGTCATCAATGAGGAACGACTGGCATCGAAATCAGAGCAGGCTTACCCGTACTACTCAGTTATCGAATATGGCAACCGCGACCGGGCGGCTGATCCATTCCTGAGACCTGCCGCTGATACGCTTCGGCCAGAAGTCAACAGAATGCTGATAAACGAAAGCTTACGAATTCTGACTGAGGAAAAGCCCCGGGGCTTTAAGGAGTTCAAAGCATAATGGCTGATGTTGGCAAAGCAATCAGACTGCGGCTGCTCAATGATACAGCAGTCACAGATCTCATCGGAACCCGTTTGTATCCTCGCCGCATTCCCCAGGGCGTTGAGAATCCGTGTGCTAAGTATCAAATGATTAGCGCGGTGCGTGATGGTGCTCTGGACGGTGGCAGCGGAGTTGTCAGTGCAATGATCCAGATAGACATTTTCAGCGACAGCCACATCGAGGCCGAAACGATCAGCGAGAAGATGCGTGAACGCTTGCAGGGCTTTCGCGGAACTGAGAGCAGCGTGGAGATCCTCGGCTGCACATTAATTAACAGCCGTGAGCTGCTCAGTGCGGCTGTGGATGCAAGTGACGACCATGATTATCGGGTCATCCTCGAGTTTGAAATTCAACATCAGGAAACCATTCCCACTTTTTAAAGGAAATAAATAATGGCAATTAATGTTGCAACTGGAAACGGTGCCACGGTTACCTTCTCAGGTTTTGCTGGCAACGTCACAACAATCGGCGGCGCAGAGATGGAAGTGGAAGCCATCGAAACGAGCCACCTTGGGTCTACTGGCTTTCGGGAGTATATCCCGGGCACGCTCAAAGAAGGCGGTGAGCTGGAAGTGGAATTTATTTTCACGGGCACCATGCCGACCCTCGGTGATGTTCAGACGCTTACAGTGTCTTATCCAAAAACGAACAGCGGTAGCTCGTCTGGTGCAACGCTGGCTGGCTCTGCTTTTGTTCAAAACGTGAGCTACCCGGAAGCGACCAATGGCGAAGCATTGGCTGGCACAATCAACTTCAAATTTGATGGTGATACGGATCCAGTCTTTACCGCCGAGGCGTAAACAATGAGCCTCTCGATTTTGCGACATCCTGCCAGAAACTCGGACGGCCTACAGTCTCACCAAGGGCTGTGGCTGATCCATTCTGGCGATGAGCAAATCGGACATTTTTACGATACAGCCAAGAGTCAGCACTGCTACTTTGTCCGGCCATTTGAGCCTGAGATTGTTGAGGCAGTGCAGGCTCTAGTCATTAAGCAGCTCGGGCGTTCACTTGAGCCCGTAATGGCTCCGGGGCTGGTCAAAGTTACAGGCAGTTTCGTGCCTATTATCGACGATGAGAATGAGGAGTGGGGAGATGAAGACAGCTGGGAAGAATGACATTATCAAATTCAAAAAGCGCAGGTACTCATATGTTGAGATTCCTGAGCTTGATCTGCGTGTGCGTATTCAGAGTTTGACCGAAAAGGAAAAGTCTGAATATGAAACGCAGATCCTGAGCAAGACGGGGCGCGGCATCAGCCGGAACCGTTTGATTGATGCCACCCGGCGGCTTTGTGCTTTGTGCGTTGTGGATGAAAAGGGGCAGCGCCTGTTTGCAAGTGCTGACGTGCAGGATCTGGCCGAGGTGGATGCACTGGTCATCAGTCGCATCGCCGCTGAGTGTGAGAAGCACGTTGGCATGAAGGAAGGCGACATTGAGGAATTAGTGGGAAACTCCGAAGCCGTCCACGTCGAAGATTCTGGTACAGACTAGCACTGGCGATGGGGCGGGTTGATGTTGATCAGATGGTGAGTGAGATGACCCCGGAGGAAATGGATGGCTGGCTGGCTTATCACCAGCTCGAGCCGTTCGGTGATGCGTGGTATCGAAACGCTGTCTTGTGTGCGACCGTGGTGAACGCCAACGGAGCAAGCAAGCAGCCGATGATGCCAGAGGAATTTATGCCGCAAAAAGCAGAAGCGGAGCCCGAGCCGGATGATGGCGGGCTCAGTTATGTTGCTGCGAGATTTGGAGCGAATTCGTGAGCACTATTGCACATCTAAGCGTGGCGGTTTCTGCGCGTGTCGGAGCCTTAGAAAAAGGATTTCAAAAGGCACAGAACTCCATGCGTCAGATGAAGGCCAAACTGAAGACGCTCGAGAATACGAAAATGACTGGGCTGAATCAGTCGTTTACCAGTTTGCGGTCTCAGCTCGGTGGCCTCATGGGTCCGCTGGCAAAAGTTGCAGCAGGCGTCTCTGGGATCTTTTTGGCGAAGACTGCAATCGGTGGAGCCATGCAGCTCGAGCAGTTGCAGGTGCAATTCTCCGGCTTAGTGGGCGGCGTGCAGAACGCCAGAGACCATCTGCAATCACTCCGCGAATGGGCAGCAGCCACCCCGTTTCAATTCCTCGACATCGCGAACGCCAGCCGTGCACTGCTCGGCTTTGGTATGAACACAGCCCAAGTAATGCCCATGCTTCAAATGCTCGGCAACGTGGCCGCAGGGTCTGGCGTTGAGCTTGGGCGGCTTGCCCGGCAGATGGGTGAAATCAGTGCCAAGGGCAAAGCTGATATGGTCGACCTGAAGCAATTGATTATTGCAGGCGTGCCGATTTGGAAACTGCTCGGAGAGCACACCGGCAAGACAACCGAGGAACTGCAAAAGATGAGCAGCCAAGGACTGCTAACTTTTGACCTGATTAATAATGCTTTGCAGCAGAGTACCGAGGTCGGTGGGATGTACCACAATCAAACGCAGGCACAAAGTGAGACGACCGCCGGAAAGCTCAGCACGCTAAAAGATAAGTTTATGGATCTGATGATGGCGATAGGTGAAAAGCTCAAGCCGGTCATTGATGTGCTCATTGACACGATGTCGAGTGCCATAGACTGGATCAAAAGCTGGGACACAAAGACGGTCAAGATTATTGCAACCATCGGGCTCTGGGTCGCAGCCATTACGGGCTCAATCATCGTGATCCGCAAAGTGATCAACATCATCAAGAACCTCACGGCAGTGTTCAAGATGCTCACAAGTGCACAGATAGTGCAGAAGGCCATGAGTGGCCCTGCTGGCTGGGCGGTGCTTGCAACCGGGGCAGCCATTGCGACTGCGAGCGTTGTGGCTCTTAACTCGCAGTATGACGAGTGGAATGGCAACCTTGAGAAGACTGAGCAGGGGCTGAAGCATCAAGAGCAAGCACAGGCGGCTGTGAATCAAACAGCTGACAATGCGATTGCAAAAGAGAAAGAACTTGCAGAAGCTCAAAAGGCTCGGCAGAAGATCATGGAGAAGCTCGCACAAAAAGGGGCAGACATCGAGAAGCAGATGCGAACCCCAGCGGAGAAGTTCACGGACACAATTGGCGAGCTCAATGAGCTGCTAAATACCGGCAACATGTCATGGGAAACATACAACCGGGCAGTACAGAAGGCCACGCAAACTCTGCATCAGGCGAACATGGCTGACGCAAAGAAGAACGCAGTGGAGAAGAAGAACGTGGCTGCAATGACTCGCGGCAGCGTGGCGGCATTTAGTGCCACCAAGAAGTCAGACAATAACTGGCGAAAGCAACATCAGATTGCCCAGCAGCAGCTGGCCACACAAACTCAGGCAAATCAAATCATGACGCAGGTGGCGAACAACACCGCACAGTTCACGAGCTTCCAGCCGTCATCAGCGTCCATTCCATAAGGTGAACAAATGGCAGTTGTAAAAGTACACACGCTCCATAATGAATGGACGGGCACCATCAAAAGAGATTTAGGTGAGTGCGAGTTTTCCTGCTCGTACGTCATCGAGGTCGATGATGCAAATGATGGGCCAGAGACCATCACCGAGCATCAGGATCTGCCGCAAATTGGTGAAGCCTATAACCTCGGAAATGATGGCAACCTGCCACACAAGGTAACAGAAAAATCATTCAGCCGGATTGATGACTTGCATCTCAAGTGCGTTGTGAAGTGGACGCTGCCGAAATCAAAAAACAAAAAAGGCCAAGGTGAGCATGACAGCTCAACCCATAACAACCCATTATTCGAGCCGCCGGGTATTGAGTTGCGCGAGATTAAACAGGAAGAAGTGGCAGCGTTTGGCACGTACATCGGCCAATATGATGTCTACCCGACCGGCAGCAACAGCAACCCATTGAGAGCCAGCTGGCGGCACAACGGATCTCCAGATGCGAAAACACACGCAGAGCCGTCTGCTGATTTGACGGTCAGAGGTGGGATCAAGAACGCCACAGCGATCATCAACAGTGCCGGTGCTCCATATGATCCACCGCTGACTCGTGAGCGGTCGCTGCTTTCGGTGACCATTAAGCGAAATGTGCAGTATTACCCGTGGCACCATATGGAATGGCTACAAACTGTCAACAAAGACAATTGGACGCTTGACCACCCGTGGCGAAATCTGACCAAAACGTTCTGGCCATTTAGTTGTTATATGTTCAGAATCACCGGACAATTTACCTACGAAACGGTAGGACTGAGCACTTTCAAATACTGGAAGATGTCCTATGAGTTTCACGTGGACGAGCTTTTCGGCTGGCGGCGTGATGTTCTCGACTACGGTTACGACCAAAGCGGCGGGAAGCATATCCCAGACGGCGGCAGCTACTCGGACTTGGCACAGAACAACGTGCCACCGCCAGCCGGTCAAGTCCCGATTTTATCTGCGACAGGTATGCAGCCCAAGGATCCGGTCAAGCTCGACGGTGGCGGCTCTGCACTGACACCGCACAGCGGGCCAGATGCCGTCTATCTGAAGTGGGCAATCTATCCAGAGATAGACTGGGGCACCGGCATCTCAACCTTCTTCAATCACTACACCGGCGCGAATGCCGACGACATTTAACGGAGCAATAAAATGGCAGACGTAACCTGGCAAGGCGATGACACTACGAATCCCACGGATGTGAACACCGGAGCAAACTACTCCACAGGATCACTGCCGACCGGCGGCGATCATCTCAGGCTGGTCGCAAACTACAACGGCTCACTGTCTGACAACCTTGGCAGCCTTTCGGCCATTTCGCTCGGTGATTTTGTCGTGGAAAATGGTTATTCTGGAGCGATTGCAACGCTCGGCACTCCGCTTGATATTCAGTGCAGCCGTTTTGAGTTCAGCGGCAGCGGTCGCAGTTATGTGAACCTTCAAAGCAGCTCGATTGACGCGATTATTCACAGCACGAGCCAGAATGCCGGCGTTGGCAAGCGTGGCTTGTATCTCACAGGCACGGCACTGCAAACCGTGTCAATAAGTGGTGGTGATGTCGGGCTTGCCAGTGAGCACGGTGACACGACTACCGTGCAGACGCTGCGAGTGCATGACGGTCAGACCTACGTTGGCAACGGCTGCACACTGACCACGGTGGATCTTTATGGCGGCATCGTTCATCTCAATACCAATGTCACGAATCTGAATGTTTACGGCGGCACGGTAGTGCTTGCAGAAGATGCTGACGTGACTACGCTGACGCTTGAAG